CGCATCTGCGGATCACGCATAACGCCGAAGATGATTTAATTCAGTCATACATCGCTGCCGCGACCGATTGGGCGCAAACGTTCACGCGTCGAATTTTCATTGATACCGAAGTCACTATCAAATTGGATCGATTCCCAGAAAGCGGTGATTCGGTCGAATTGGTCGGCGCGAGCAATGGCGTGTATCGAATTTTGAAAAATGACGGTCGGAAAAAGGATGCGTGTAAACGAAATCGAGCGATATTGCTGCCGGGTGGTTTTGTAACTGCGGTAAACGATATTGTTTACACGGACACGAATGGCGCACCGCAAACGCTGACCGGGCCAACGAGCGCGGCACCGGGAACCGATTACCAAGAAGATTTGACCGATGACGAATGGGCTTATGCTTTGCCAACACCATCGATCGGTTGGCCGAGTGTGGATAGCGACACGGTGAATGCTGTTTCGGTCAATTATCAAGTGGGTTGGTTGGACATTGGCGATATGCCGGAAGTGTTGCGATCAGCAGTCAAATTTAAAATGGCCGATCTTTTCACGATTCGAGACACCATCGACGCGGGGAACAAAACTCAATTGCTGAAAGTGGCTGAGAATTTGTGCGAGCCCTACGTGGTGCCGAATTATTGATGAACACACCAATCGGAGAAATGAGGGATTTGGTCTTGATCCAGACCCCGAGCCGAACGGTTGACGATTCAGGCGGGGAAATCGTTGTATATGCTGACAGCGACCCGATTTTTATGGCTGTGCGCCCCCTAGGAACGACTGAGGCGGTTCAAATGGGGCAGGTGAACGCTGATATAACCCTTGTCGCTTACGGTCACTGGCACGACCTCAGCTCGCTCAGCGCGAAGCATCGAATCAAGTTGGTGGAATCAAATGCCACCTTCGATATTGCAGGGCAACCGCTGAACGATCCGAAACGCGCGTGGACTCGTTTACATTTGGTAGCTCGCGAACATGACTGAAACAACGTTCGCCAAAGTCGAAGGTTTAAAAAACGTCGAAAAAATGTTGATTGCTTTGGGGCCGGTTGCTGGGTTCAAAGCATTGCGTGGTGGAATGATGGCGGCATCCAAACCGATGTTTCTAGCCGCCAGAGCGAACGCGAAAGCCACCGGGTTGGCTGGTTATGATTCCGACGCAATGTCGGCAGCAATGGCGCGCGGTGTGCGTAAAGACAACCCAAATTCCACAACGTTGTTTATCGGGCCAAACCCCAAAAGCAAAAAGGCGTTGGCAATTTACAACTCATTCCACGGCACAGATCACAAGCTGCTCAGGTATTTCCATCTGGTCGAATGGGGTTCGATTCACGGCGGCGCTCAACCTTTCATGCGTCCAGCGTTCGCGACGACTGCGCATCTTGTGGTAAATAGTCTTGCTAAGGAAATCGGTAAATCCGTGGACAAAGTGAAATTGAAATATGCTTCACAATGATATTTATGCGTGGTTGAGTTCAACGCCAGAAATCGACAGTTTGTTTCCCGGAGGCATTCATCACGAATCGCTGCCGCAAGACGTTGACGAATGGCCGGCGCTCACGTTTTCGTTGGTATCTCAGCGGGAAATAGCGCCTGATATGGAAGCGCCAAACGACGAGAAATTGGATTCGGCCACTTATCAATTCGATGTTATAGCCAATGCAAGCCAACCGGCTTTGACCGCTGCGGATTCTTTTTTGTCAATTTGCCGAAATTTTCGCGGTACAATGACCACCACCAAAGTTCAGGAAGTGGATTTTCTTAACGTGACTCACTTCGAGGAACGACGCGGCGACAAATTGCGCCGCCGAGTTTCGCTGGATTTTTCAATCACCTACGAAGTAACGGAGTAAGGAAATGTCTAAGGTACTTAGCAAAACGGTTCTCTATATCGGTCAGGGTGTCGCTCCTGCTACAGCGCCCGGTGCCGACACTTTCGACACTGTTGGAAATTTAACGGCGCTTTCTGGCCCGGAATTCTCCAAAGACGAAATCGAACATACGGATATGGATTCGCTGGCTAAAGAGTTTTTTGGCGATCTTCCTAATCCGGGTTCGATCAATTTCACGGCCAACAGGAATTTCGGGAACGTTGGTCAAACCGCAGCACGAACGGACGTTCTGCAACAAATCCAGCGAAACGTTCGACTTGAACGTTTAAACCCTTCGACGTTGGCCGTTCTGGAAACGGTGGATTTCGTCGGCGAAGTTATGGAGTGGACGGAAGATGCGAGTATTTCATCCACTTTCACCGTAACTGGCCGAATCAAAATCAGCGGCGCTGTGACGTTCAGTTAATTCCAATTTAATCGAGGTTTATTGTCATGGCAGATTTAGTTCAAACAGCAGCAAATGTGCTGGCTTCTGGTTCCTTTCGATCGGCGATTTGTGGCAGCGTTGCAATCGTCGCTGGCAACACGGTTTATGTCGCGGCGGGTAACACCGTGGAGCTTTGCGAAAACGATCAAACGGCTGTGGAAGCGGCTTGTGTTGGTATCGCTGTCAACAACGCTTCGCCGGGTCAACCGATCCAATATTCAGTAGGCGGCAGCATGGACGTTGGTGCTACGTTGGTTATTGGCGAAGTGTATTGCGTAGGCGCAGCACCGGGATCAATTGCACCTACAGCAGACATTACTACCGGAGAGTTTCAAACCGTCCTCGGCATTGCAACTGCCGCTGATGCGTTGAAAGTATCCATATCAGCAGCGGGTGTCGCTTCCGCATAAGGGAATTATTCAATGGCAAAAAACAACAAACAAAGCACATTTGCCGAATTGATTGCCGATTCTGAACTCATCACCGAAGAAGTTCAGATCGGCAATCATTCAGTAACGATTCGAGAATTGAGTGGTCGCCAGCGGTTCGAACTCAGCGAGAAGGTAGACGATTCTCGATGGGAAACGTTGCTCTGGGTTTGCATGATTGGACTTATTGACCCGGCTCCCGAATCAATTACCGATTTGGAACCGTTGAAAGCCGAGTGGGTGGTGAAAATAGCCAACGCTGTGTTGTCGCTTTCTGGATTGGAAGGAGAAGCAATAGAAACGGCGGGGGAAGAATAAGCGGTCGGGATAGAATTTGGTGGTTTATCGCCCGTGACCTCCATTGCACCGTCCGCGAAGCCAAACAGCGAATTAAGACCAGCAGGGAATACACCGAATATTGTGCTTATTATGCGCTGTTCCCTTGGAGTTACGATGCGGCATACATCGTTTGCGCCATTCAAAACATTATGCGCGGCAAAGACGTTTCCGCTTTTTCGGTGTCTGATTTCATGCCAGCCGATGCGCCAATTATCGACCCGGTAGCTAAAACGTGGGAGAATTTGCGAACGCTTTCAGAGGATCCGCGTTATGCCAGTAGCATCGAGAGTAACGGTAAACATAACCGCTGAAACGGCGAAATTCGAAAGCGGACTGAAAAAAGCAAAAGGCCAATCCAAAGCATTCGCCAGCGGCGTGACCGCAGCATTCCGAGGGGCAACGGTAGTAACCGCGGCTTTGGGTGGCGCGTTGGCGTTATTGACGAAACGTTCTTTTGAGCTGGTCGACCAACAAACCAAAACAGCGCGAACAATAGGCACAACTCAGAAAGTATTCGCGGGATTGTCGCTCGCCGCGGAAATCAGTGGGCTGTCGGTCGAATCATTTACCAAATCACTCAAAAAACAGCAAAAAGCAATCGTGGACGCGAACGATGGATTGTTGACGCAAAAAAGAGCATTCGACCGACTCGGTTTGTCGGCTGAGGAGTTGATAAAACTCCCGGTCGAGGAACAATTCAAAAAAATCGTTACCGAATTGGACAAAGTGAACAATGCCACGCTGAAAGTTGGCATCGCCAGCGATATTTTTGGATCAAAAAATTCCGATTTAATAAACATTTTGGAATTGGGTGCCGATGGTTTGGACGCGTATATCAACAAAGTTCAGGAGTTGGGAATTGCGTTGACACAAGGACAAACTGGCGCGATTGAAGAAGCCAACGATGCGGCTACGATACTCAAAAAATCATTCGAAGGTTTGGGAAATCAGTTGGCGAGCCAATTCGCACCGTCAATTAAACGCGCCGCAGAAACGCTGACCAAATTTGTTGTTAGCATTAGTCAAGGCGTCGAACTATTGGCAATAAACCTTCGCGACTTGTTGGGTTTGCAAAAAGATTTGGACGTTTTGTCGCTGGATGGGTTGCGGCAAGAATATGCGCTGACGCAAAACAAAATTCAGGAACTGAACGAATCGCTCCTACGCGCAAATGAAACAATCAACGCACCGCCGGTCGGCCCTCGCGGTGGTGCGTTGATTGCGGCGGCTCAGGCTGCGGTTGTCAAATATCAAAAGACGCTGGAAGAATTGCGCGCGGAATTGGATCGCAACATAGAAGCGCAAAAACAATTGCTAACCGCTACCGTAGCGCCAGCGACTTCTTTTGATGATGTGGAATCATTCGCGCCGCAAGGCGTTGATCCCGAAGTAGCGAGATTGCAACGACTCGCGCAAGAATACGCCAGTTTTCGGCACTCGCAGCTTGCCACAGCGCAAGCGTTAGCAATTGCAGTCGAAACGCCGATGGATACTTTAGAACGGCGCATGATGGAATTGCGTCGTCAACTGGAAACCAATCTGTTCACTTCCCCAGAAGTCATTGCCGCGAATACGCAAGCTGCGGTCGATGTATATTTCGAACAGTTGAAATCAATGGAAGATCAAACGAAAGAAGTTTTCGCGAACCTGAACGAATTTCAGGCAGAGGCGGCGCGCAACGCTCAAGATATTTTTGCGGAATTTTTGTTCGACCCGTTCAACGATGGCGTAAACGGAATGCTCAAGAGTTTCGTGGATATGCTTCGAAGAATGGTCGCGCAGCTAATCGCAGCGAAACTGCTGTCATCATTTTTGTCGCTGTTCCCCGGAACAGCTGCTGCTGGAAGCATAGTAGGTTCAAGCGGTGGTGGCGCGGGAGTCGGGCCACCGGCAGCGATCGGCGGCAATCGACGAGGCGGTACGCCGCTGCTGGTGGGAGAACGTGGCCCAGAAATGTTTACGCCGGGTGCTAGCGGGGCAATTCGACCGCTTGGCGCTGTTAGTGTTACGACTGAAAACAATTTCGGCGGCGGCGGCGATCTGACTGCTGCGACGTTGATCCCCATACTTGAAGAAAACAATAAACGCGTGAAGGCCGAAATTCTTGACGCGTTCGATCGAGGGTCGTTCGCATGAGTACGCTGGATTTAGATATTACGCCGAATTATGTGGTGATGAACCTTATCGGGCAAACCGGAGTATTCAGTTCGCCGATGACGGGCAGCATACAAACGGTTGATCGAGGCGGTTTTCGTTGGCAATTAATGTACACCTACACGGCGCTAAGAAATGATGATCGCGCGAACGTATTGGGAACCTTGGCGGCGTTGCGGTCACAAGCTAATCGACTGCGCATGAAAGTATATGACAACCCGAGACGCGGCAGCTACGGCGGGAATCCGTTAGTGATGGGCGGCTCGCAATCAGGATCGAGCATCGTAATAGACGGGTGTTCTATCAGCGTAACGAATTGGATTCGAAAGGGCGATTATTTCAGCATCAATGTGAACGGCGAACACGAACTTAAAATGTGCACCGCAGACGCTAATTCAAACGGAAGCGGCCAATGCACCATTTCATTCGAGCCTCGGTTGCGCGCTAGCCCATTGAACAATGCTGTGGTGTTTGTACAAGACGGTGGCGGCGATATTCCCCAAGGCGTTTTCATTTTGAACGCTCCACAAATTCAGTGGTCATCGCGCCCCGGCCTCGGCAGCAAAACTACCGCAGTTACGATTGATGCCGTTGAAGATATGTTTGTCACTCAAGCATGACTAGCAAACGCACAATCAGCGCGACAAACGAAACGGCGATATTATCGAAGAATATCAAGATGGTTCAGTTTGCGCGGTTGGAATACGGCCCTTTATCTGGCGACATAAAACGGTTTCACACTGAAATCGGCCCTCGAACGGCTACGCATCCGATATA